TGATTGGATAAAGATGGCGCGACCAGAACAGATCACCCCAACAGGTGATTGGAATGTCTGGTTAATCTTAGCTGGTCGGGGTTGGGGCAAAACAATGACAGGGGCATTTGATACTATGCTCTATGCCCTTAATAACCCAGATAGCCGTGTAGCAGTAGTTGTTCCGACCTTTGGTGATCTGCGCCGTGTAGCCTTTGGTGGTGTGTCTGGTATTCTTAAATGGTTGCCAGATGAATGTTTGATGAAGGGTCGCGGACAGGGGTATTCATCGTCAGCACAGGAGATCAGGCTATACAATGGGTCATTGATCCAAGGCTTTGCGGCGACAGAACCAGAGCGTTTGCGTGGCCCTCAGTTTCACAGGGCATGGTGTGACGAGATTGCAGCTTGGTTTTATCCAGAGGCATTTGACCAATTAATGTTTGGATTGCGTCTAGGGGAAAATCCACAATGCGTAATTACTACAACGCCAAAGCCAAATGAATTGACCAGGTCTTTAATAAAAAGAACAAGCACAGTTGTGACCAGAGGTAGCACATTTGATAATGCTGCAAACCTTGCACCCGCCGCGCTACAGCAGCTTAAAGAGAAATATGAGGGTACGCGACTTGGTCGTCAGGAATTATACGCAGAAGTCCTAGACGACATAGAAGGTGCGCTTTGGTCATACAGCATGATTGAAAAGAACCGAGCAACAGAAACTCCAGAATACCAAAGGATTGTTGTTGCCTTAGACCCCGCTGTTACGAGCGGAGATGATAGCGATGAAACTGGGATTGTCGTTGCAGCAAGGGGGCAAGACGACGAATTTTATGTTTTAGAGGACGCTACAATCAAGGCAAGTCCAGATGGTTGGGCCAGACTGGCGATTGAGCTGTATCATAAGTATAATGCCGATAGGATCATTGCAGAAGTCAATAACGGTGGAGATTTGGTCGAAAGAGTGGTAAGAACTATAGAGAGGGTTCCATACTCGGCAGTTCGCGCAAGTCGTGGTAAGCTAGTAAGAGCCGAGCCGATTGCGGCATTATATGAGCAAGGAAAAGTACACCATGTTGGTGAGTTCAAAGAACTGGAGGATCAGTTGATAAGCTATACACCAACATCACGGAAATCGCCCGACAGACTGGATGCCCTTGTATGGGCTATAACAGAGTTGTCACAACGCAGTGGTAAACCCGCTTGGAGAATTAGCTAATGGGTATTTTGGACAATTTACGAAATGCAGTTTTTGGGCAATCATTACAGATCAAAGAAGCCCCAAAGGTTTATTTGCAAGGCGCGATGTTAGGCCACAATCGCAGAGATAACTTCAAGGCTTATGCGCGAGAGGGTTACCAAGAGAACGCTATTGTATATCGCTGCGTTAATGAGATTGCGAATGGTGCAGCGTCTATCCCATTCAAAGTCTTTCAGGGCGACCAAGAGTTAGAGCAGCATCCATTGGTTTCATTGCTAAATCGTCCAAACCCTATGCAAGCGGGGGTAGAATATTTCCAAGCACTTTATTCATTTCTATTGCTTTCAGGAAACAGTTATGCCCTAGCGTCTGCTGTCAATCAGGTCCCAACGGAATTGCACTTGCTGCGTCCAGATCGGATTGAAATAGAGCCAAGCGATACGTCTATCCCTAAGTCTTATAAATATAAGCTGAATAATCAAGTTGTTGCACGATACGAAGCCGATCCAGTGTCAGGACAATCAGAGGTCAAGCATTTCAAAATGTGGAACCCGCTTGACGATTATCTTGGTCTTAGCCCCCTTATGGCAGCGGCAGTAGACCTTGATCAGCACAATATGATTGCCAAGCACAATATTGGTCTATTGGAGAATGGTGCAAGACCATCTGGCGCAATTGTTTTCCAGCCCAAAGACGATAGCGGAAATAGCATGATGCTTACAGACGCACAGCGTGAGCAAGTCCAAAAAGATTTAGAATATAGATTTTCAGGTCAAAAGAATGCGGGACGCCCGATGTTACTTGAGGGTGATTTCGATTGGAAAGAAATGGCGATGTCCCCGCGCGACATGGATTTCCTACAGAACAAGCATATGGCTGCTAAAGATATTGCGCTTTGTTTTGGTGTCCCGTCACAACTAATTGGCATTCCTGACAGTCAAACATACGCTAATGTTCAAGAGGCACGTCTTGCGCTGTACGAGGAAACAATCATCCCACTAGCGCGTAGAATAGAGAGCGATTTGAACGAATGGCTGGCCCCTAGCTTCGGTGACAATATCCGCATTGAATATGATGTAGAGCAAATCCCAGCCATGACAGAACGCCGCCGCCGCATATATGAGAATGTAACAAATGCGGTTGCGCAAGGTATTATCAGCCGCAATGAAGCGCGTGAACGTCTAGGTATGGAGCCGATTACAGGTGGTGATGAAGTTTATATTGCAGCTAATCTATTCCCTCTTGGTGGCCCAGAGGTCGCACCAGATGAAGGTCAAGACCCAGAGGAAGCTGGTAAAGCAGCATATGGTGAAACTAAGCTAGATCGCTATCCAGATGGTGAAGAGGTACCAGACGAATTACCCGAAGCCTATCGTATGGGGACAGGCGACGAGAGGTGCGGGAATTGTGCCTATTTAGAGGGACGTATTTGCACATTGTTCGATGCAGAGGTTCGAGCGCAATATGTTTGTGCTAAGTGGCAATCTGACGAGGAGCCGAAAGCAGAGAGCGATGTTGACACAGTACCTACAGCATCAATGGCTAAAAACGCAGAGCGTGGCTTGGAGTTGCGCAAAGAATACGGACGCGGCGGAACAATGGTTGGTGTTGCGAGGGCGACATCTTTAAAGAACCGAGAGCGTCTAAGCCCAAGCACAGTTCGTCGTATGCATAGTTACTTTAGCCGCCATGAGGTAGATAAACGAGCGGAGGGCTTTCGTAGGGGCGAAGATGGATGGCCTACTGCTGGGTTAATCGCTTGGTTACTTTGGGGGGGCGACGAAGGTCAGACGTGGGCAAAAAATAAAGTAGAGCAACTAGATCGTGAACGCGATAAGTCCGAAGAACTAGAAGCATATTTTGCTGTCCATGCTCATGTAGAGGAAAAAGCACCAACCAAGATAAGTGAAGCTGTCAAAAAGGGTTTAGCTGAAAAGGTAAAAGATCATAACGAAAAATACGGAGATCAGAAAGGCAAGCGTGTTACTCAGCGTATGTTAGAAGCTGTTTTCCGTAGAGGCATTGGCGCATATAATACCAACCCACAAAGCGTACGCCCAAACGTACGCAGCAGTGATCAATGGGCCTACGCACGAGTTAATGGCTTTTTACAGGCCGTTAGAACTGGTCGCTTCAAAAGCGGCAAATTTGACACAGACCTCTTACCAGAAGGTCACCCACTCAGATCAAAGGATTAAAACATGAATATGGGATCAGTCGAAGCGGCCCGTGGCTCACTAGGTCAAGCCGTTTATAAATTCGGATACAACGCAGCTATTACCACAACCGAGGAAGTCGTGTGGGATGGTGGCAATGTCTATTCTTACATCGATACGGCGGCAGCGGCGGTTGTTGTTAGTTCAAGCGCAGCGGATGATGCAGAGGGAACTGGCGCACAGAAGATAAAGATCGAGGGATTGGACGAAAACTATGTGCCTCAAACTGTCGAAGTTACAATGGACGGTACAACAAACGTAACCACTGATGAAACATGGATAGCGATTAATCGCATGTACGTTACAGAAGCGGGTAGCGGTGAAGTCAATGCGGGTAACATCACAGCCACAGTAGGCGGGACGACACGTTCGCAAATTTCTGCGGATCGGGGTCAAACCCTACAAGCGGTCTACACCGTCCCTGCGGGCTACACAGCCTATGTAACAGATTGGATGGCAGCATCAGGTGCCACAGCCTCTAATAAGTATTTAGAAGCGCGTTTAATTGAGCGTTCAGATGATGGTGTGCGCAGAACTAAATCAGTCGTTACTTTGAATAATACGATGGATGAAATTCATTTTGGAGCAGCAACGAAGGTTGATGAAAAGCACAGCATAGAAGTTAGAGCCAAAACATCTAGCGGAACAGACGTTGTATCAGCGGCATTTACGGTTCTCTTGGAGCGTAATTAATGGTATACTAGGAGCGCATGTTTGGTTCTATATGCATGTGTCCAAATCTCCCTGTTGGACTGACCCCTCAGATTACTGGGGGGTCTTTTCATCTATATCAATAAGTTTCCAGCGCCGATGTAAGCCTAACATATAGGGTTGCGATATTTCTCCGCTCTCTACAGCATCTAAGAATTCTGTTATTGTCATTCCTAAATGTTTGGCGGCTTGAACTGCGCTTATGTATTTATCAGGGCCGTTTCTCATCTATCTTTCCCCCATACATCGTCAGCATCCATATATTCGTATTGAACCACAAAGCGTTCAACCTCGTCCTCTGACAGCCAGTTAAGCAGATCGCGGATGACATCTTCGTTATCCCAGAACCCATCCTTAACCTGTTCAAAGAATGCAGATGTTGTTTTTCTTACATCAAAGTCTACTCTCATATTAGTTCCCCTTTGCGAAATATCCGTAGACCATCTTGTGACGGCTATCCCATGTGTCATGCAGTTTTCCATCTATTACAGCAGCTACATGCCGTGCCATTCGTGCAATCAATCTACCTTGGGGCAGATCGTTAAATCGTGCTTTGCGTCCATCGAACTTGGGAGCCGAATGCCAGACCCATCCGTGCTTATTGAGATAGGCTTCATATACCGAGCGGTATAATCCGTTTCGTGCAGATCGCTTGCCACCCGCCTCTTTGTTGGCTTGAGCCAATTCGCGATATACTTGATCGTATGGCAGTTCGAGTGCGATAGCGATTGCTCTGCAAACGCAGTCGCCCGCTGTGCCTTTGCGCCCGCTGTCAGAGCGACCGCCATCATTATATTGGTATTCTTCGTCCCTGATCATCTCAGCGAACCATTCGTTAATTTCGTATTGCATGTCGCGCTCGGTTTTCATTACCACGCTCCCGTAATTAGTAGATCAATATTCATACCGCCTAGTGCCATGATAAAGGCAAAGATGATAAGTATTGTGTAATCAGTGCGATCCATCTTTTTACCCTTATCTTAATGTTGCCATGTATTTGTCAGCCATTGCATCGTATAGCTTGCGTGGGCTGTCATCGTTGGCAAATCCATATTCACTTCCGAAGTCGATGCTTGAAGAAAAGTAGCAAGCATCTGCTGTGCCGAATTCTTCAATAAGTTTCGCGCCCTCAGTAATATCATTAGTAGCGATTTCGATTTCGCCGTTTGCAGTTTCGATGGTAAAGATAAGTTTGCCTTCGTCTGCGCTGATGAATGTAATTCCGTTTTCCATTTCGGTGTCTCCTTATTGC